TTTCAGCATGCTGATTCTCATATCTACCATACTCCAGGCCGAATAAGGCATTCAAACCTGGCTCTAGTTCTTTAACTAGTTGTGATCGTGATATTGCCATAGTTTATCCTCCTTATGCTATACCTGTACCACTTCTAAAGAAGTGATTGTTGATTCTAACAAGAATGTTAGCGTTTGACACAGTCACATCTGAATTATCAGGGTCTTGTGAAATGTCAATTGCTTGCACAGCGAATGTAGTTGTAGTACCTGAAGCACTTACATCTAATTGCACTTGTGATATTCCTGTTGCTGTAGTACCAGTAGCATTAGTAACTGAGTAGTTTTTAAAAAGATCCGCTCTTGTAAAACTCTGATCAGCGTCCATTAAGAATACTGCATCTGGATCGTCAACAACAAAGGCAGTAATATCGCCTTGAGTTGGTGTAACACCACCAGGGTAGTAATTCTTATAAGTTGGCTTTTGAGTAGTTGGATCGTTGTAAAACACTCCGTTAAAAACACCCACAACAGCTGCAGCATTCCCAGCAGTATGTCTTTCGATATTTCCTGTTGATACAGGAATAACCAAGTCACCTTGGTATATCGCAGTTCCATAACCTGCTTTGATAGTGTATCTGTTCTGAGCTCCTACTAATGGTGTACCGTCTAGTTTTCTGTATGGTCTTAGACCAAACTTTTCTAGTTGATTTGCCATAGTTGTTTTCTCCTTTAACTATATGTTTATATTATCCAAGCTATCTCGGGTAGGTAATGCAAAAAAATTATTTTTTACGACTACCACCAAAGGTAACTCTAGACTGTCTATCAATATTGATAGGCATGTCCGGGTGTTGTTCCTTCATGAGTTCTCGATCAATCGCGTCTGTTCTGTCTTGAGTTATTCTTCTAAAATACTCAGCACGACTTCTCAGAATCTCCTCCGGTATCCTTGCCAACACAAGGCCACCAATTCCGATTAGACCAGCATGTTTTCCTTCTGAGATGACTGGATAATCATTCTGACCAATTTCACTAATTAGTGTTTCGGCCTTAACGAATTCCCAACCTTCTCTAAGTTTCTTAGACACATTACCTGGGTCTTCAAAACCATTAGTCGCAGTACGTATCCATCTATGTGCATACCCATGCGGTGCAGCTGGCGCATCCAAACTGGATGGTGGAGTCCAATCTTTTTTACGAGTTAATTTTTCTCGTTTACTAGACTCGCGTGAAGTTTTGTAGTCTTCCATATTAAGCTCCTTCCTTCACGTATTTTGCGTATTCCTCTAGTGGCACCCCTAATTTCTTAGCGATAACTACTTGTGATTTGGTGAGTTTCACAGTTTTGCGTCCTCCAGATCTACGACTGACTGATGCTACATTCTGGACGGGTTCTTTTGTAGCTTGTCGAACTTCTGTCGTCTCTTGGGCAAATTTCTGAGGGAAATACTCCTTCATACGTTTGTTGATTTGATTATAGTATTCATCACTCTCTGCGTCAATTCCCTCCTGCAATAGGTCTTCGTGTATTCCCATAGCAGCAGAAGTCATAACTCTATCAGAGCCAAACCATTCATTATCCTCAGCCCAAGTTTGAGCTTTTTGGCTAATTTGTGGTTGTGCAGTAGGTGTTTCTTCAACAGGTTGTGATTCTACTTGTTTTTTTCTAGCCTCTTTATCAGCAAGAGTCATAGAAACTTTTTCTTTCTCAACGGATAATCTTGTTAAATTATCTTGAGCCTCTAAAATTGCATCTGAGTCTTGAGATTCAAAAGCAGCTTTTAAAGCAGCTTTAGCTTTATCTCTTTCAGAGTCAATCCTAGCATTATATTCTTTAAGATAGTTATTATCTGTTTCTTCAAATTGATTTTGTGCTGTTTCGTATCTAGTCTTTAAGCCTTTTGCATAATCAACTGCAGCTCTTTCTCTACGTTCAGCTTCTTTAATTTGAAAAGTTAATTTCTTAATCCTTTTTTGTACTTTCTCAGAATAATCTTCTAAGTCAGAAGAATCTGTATCTTCTTCTCTTTGTTCAAACTTAGGTTTTGTTTTTTCTTCTGTTTTTTTTACTTCCTGTAAAAGTTCTTTCGCACTTTTTGGATTAGTTACATCTGTATAACCTAAATCTACATCTTCTTTTTTTTCAAAAGCAGATGCTTCTTCTGTTGGGGTTTCTACATGAATTGTTTCTTCGTTTACTCCATCTGTATCTAATTCAACAGATGCTTGATTGTTGTCGTCAGCCATTTTATCCTCCTTAATAATGGTGCAAAATATCCGAAGGATCAGAAATTGTGGAAATGACTTCATCATCATTTAACACTCTTACTTCACCACCTTCTATTTTGAATCGTGAACCTGCATACCTACTAAAAATTATCCAATCATTTAGTTTGCACCAAGGTCCTTTTGGAAATTTATCTTTGTCATGATAACAAAGATCTCCCATTTTTAGCACAAGACCACAGACGGTTGTCATCTGTATTGTTTCTTGTGTTGTATCAGATAAATAAATTCCACCTTTGGTTTTTTTAGGACCTGCATATGGCAGAACCAAAATTCTATAACCTGTTGGTGTAGGTAATTTATCTAATGTTGATTTACTGATCGCTTTTGGATCAAGGACTGTTTCGACTTCTTCTCTAGCCTTGTAGGCATCTAGAAGCGCTTCAGTCCGTTTCGGTGTCTCCGTGGACTTGTTCATCTTCATACTCCGTTTGTGTCAGCAGGTCTTTAAGATCCTGTTGCAGATCTTCTAAAGATCTGATTTGACCTCTAACATATTGTAGTTTCTCCATGGTGTCAACACCATATATAGCGTGGTCTTTGAGTTGTTGAAGATTCTTTTTAATTTTTCTTTGAACTAGTGAAATTGTATCTATATGCATTATAACTTCTGTAACATTATTTTGTTTTGACCCGACTCCATGACATTAAATCCATAATAACTTAATGCTTTACTAATATCTTCCATTCCATATTTTTTATAATCATCGAATATAAATCTTGATCCTTTTCTTGATCTATCAGCAAACCACACTGCTTCAGTAATAACATCTTTAGTCATATGTGGCCCATCAAAGTGAACTAAGTCATAAACCAGCGGTTGGGTTGCAAAGTAATTCATATAATCGGTATCTTTCATATGAAAGAAAGAAAATTCTGGATGGTCTGAGAAATCTTTTTGCATTTCTAATCTCATTTCATCTGTATAGTCAGCTGTGTATTCTGGAGAGTTATCATAATGTTGGTATTTAAGATTACCATAAGGATCAATACCAATGTGTTTATAATCTACTTTACCAATTCTTGCTCTAATTGATAACATTATAATTTTTGAACCAAGACCTTCTCTTACACCTATTTCACAAGTTGTAACTGATTTTGGTTGTTCGAAAAAAGGAAGTGTCTCACACCACTTTTTTAGTAATTCGTATTCTGTGCTATCACCTCTAATAGTCATAGCAAGTATATAGATTATTTTAGATCTGGATGCAAATTAAAAAACGCCTTGAAATTTTTTACCTTTTACAGCAATACCTGTGCCTCTACACATACCACCGTGTTTAAGTGTAGGAACATTTCTATTAAGCATAGCGTTCTCCCTAGCGTCTTCATAAGTTTTTACAACACCAGGATTACCCATCATACGTGGTTCTTGCTCATCCTTTTTTTTCTTAGCTGCAACTAACATGTTATGTCTTCTTAATTTTTCTTCATAACCTTTAGGTGGGTTGTATTCAGTTATTTTTTTAAAAGCTTTTTTTACTTTTTTTGTTAGTTGAGTCATTAAAACACTCCTTTAAAATTTAAACCTTTTACTGCAGCTCCACCACCTCTAACCATACCTGCTTTTTCAATTCTACCTAAAGCAGATTCGGAACCAACATTTACTGAAAGACCTACTTTTGCTTTTTTAACAGGAACACAATTAGGAACTTTTCTGTTCCCCTTCATTTTCATACCAACCATTTGATAACCTTCCCAACAAGGTCCTGATTTTTTGTTTTTACCTTTTTTCATTTTGTGCTCGCAATTTTATTTTTGTTTATACCTTCTTTTATCACATATTTTTGAGTACCGTTAGCCCCAGTCTCAACTTCTTTTTTTAAATGTTTAAATAATTGCTTTTCTTTAGCAATCTTTAATTGTTCTTCAGAATACTTTTCTAATAATTTAGTGTCTCTCATAAATATTTTTTATTTTACCTTGTGCTTTTAATTTTTTTAAATCACCTTTAGTTAAAGGTCTTACTGAATCAATTGTTGGTAACACTCTTGGTTTTATCCCTAATAATTTTTTAAACCATTTCCACATTATTTTTTACCACCCATGTGTTTTAGTTCTGTAGCTTTGATACCATATACAGCACCAACTACAGCAACCCATAATGAAATTATCCACCAAGGCATTGTTTGTAGTTTTTCAAAATATAAATCAAGTTTCTGACCAATCTCTTCATCTTCTGCAAAAACCGAATATGCAAGCAGAAACAGAGGTGATGAGAGAATTAATAAAATGAATTCGTCCTTCCAGTCACCTTTTTGGTTTTGAGCAATCTGTCCGCTGTACTCAATCTCTCCGCGTTTCATCTTTTCAGCATGAACGATTTGAGCCTCAGACATAATAATCTCTGATCTTTTTTTATTCTTATAAATTTCAGCTCCAGTTTTTAAAGCTGTGCCTATAATACTCCATGGAAACATAATGATTTATTTTACAGATTTCTTTCTTGTTTGTATAGTGCTAGGCACTGAATTACTCTATTGTATCTTCTAACCCCTAAATAAGGTGCTATTTGATGTAAAAAATTGACAGCTCTTGGTCCAGTTACTTTCCAACAAAAACTTAATTTATTCTTAATATCTCGTTTTTGTTCACTATAAATATTTCCATGTTTAGCAAAATCTGCAAATCTTTGAATAATATCTCGGTCAGTCATTTTAACCCTACATGACAAACTTGATTTTTTTGTATTTTTTTGTGGGATCATGGTAATAGTGCCTTCACCTTCAAACACACCTGCTAGAAATATGAGCTTTTGTTGTTCTGACCAGCTATCAAATAATTTATTAACTGGATTTTCTTTTTTTATAAATATTTTTGTTTTTGGAACCCTTATTAAGAATTTTAATTCCTTGTGGGTTTGGACCTCTCTTAGGCGGTGGGCCATATTTTACTCCTCCACTTAAACCTTTTCTCATTTGCCTTTAATTTTCTCTCTTGCAACTTCTAATCGCTCATCCGATTGTTGATCTTGTTGTGCAAGTTTATCATATTCGTATTCTAACCTCTGTGCAGCTCTCATATTTTCTTGATCAGCTCTAAATTTAGTTTCTTCAGCTTTTCTTTGTAAATCCATAGCTCTTAAATCAATTTCTTGTTGTTTTAATTTCACTAGTGGATCTTCTTTGTTTTGAGCAGCGCTTTCAGATTGAACTAACTCTTGTGTAATACGCGCAGCAACTTTTGCAACCTCAGCATCAAACATAATTTGGAATTGTTGAGGATCTTGTTGTGCCATCTGTGCCATTTCAGGATTTTGCATAACCATTTGACTTACTTCTGCTTTAGCTTTGTAAGAAATGTGATCTGAAATGTGCGATTGCAGTAAAGCATACACCTGAGGGTTAATCTGAACCATTCTAGATTGCATAAATGCCATGTGTGCCTGTAAATGGGCATCATGATCTTGAAATTCAAACACTGTAAGCAGTCTCATTTGCAGTGCACGTGCATTTTCCTTTGCCGGATCTAAAGGTTCTGGTTGTTTTGGTGGTGGTTTTAGTAAAGCTTCAATTTGTTTTGTGCCTAATGCCTCATAAACCCTTCTGTAGGCTTCGTGAAGGTTGTGCATTCCAGGATTTGAGCTTGCAATTTGTAATTGTGTCTGTGCAAGAGTCACTCTTTGTGCCATTGACATGATATTTGGGTCAGCAACAGGTAAAATATCCACTCTGTTGTCAAAATCTGCTGATTTAATCTCTCTTGGACCACCGTAGACATCGTATGGATACTCTGGAGGTAGTGATTCACCACAAATTCTTGCTAAAATTTTAAATTCTAATCGCATTGCATAGTAACAACGCTTGTGAACACCACTCATTACACGACTTCCACGTTCCATTAGCGCAATTGTAGTACCAACTGCTCTGTTTTGAACGTCATTACCAATGTTTGAATCTGTTATTGCAGCAAATTTTTGTCCTGCTTGTACTACAAAACCTAAAAGGTTGTATAAAGTAACACTTGGTTCAGTAAATGGTAAGTTAAAAAACTGATCTCTGATGTTTCCACCAGGTGCATCTACATCTCTAAACTCTCCTGGTTGTATTGGTTGATCATCATCTCTTACTCTAATGCCTCTAGACTTAAATCCTGCAGGTAAATTCTTTAAAGTTCCTGCATCGATTAATTGTCTTAGCGATTGAGTAGCTGCTTGAGACAAACCACCAATCATGTGAGTTAAACCAAAACCATAAAAACCTAATCCTGGTAAAAATTTGTAATGAACAAAGTATTCAATTCTAGAATACGAAATATCATCAGGTCTATAATTTCTGTAAATAGATAAAATTTCACCTGAACCTTCATCAACAGTTACAATGTAAGGTATTTTTATTTTCTTAGCTTTGTCATCAAAGTTTTCATAATCATCTAAATTTAAATCTACATGCATTTCTAAAATAGTATGCAAGTAATCATCACCTGTTCTTTTAATTCCTTCTAACTGATTTAATTTTTTCTGAACATCATCCGGTTCTGAATCCGATTCAATCAATTCTATGTCTCTATAAAAACCTGCAGCTTGTTTTTTAATCACCTCGTTTTGAGTCATTTTAATGACGTGAGTAATTCTTTCACAATCTTTTAAATCAGATGCATAATAAGGAACCACTAAATCTTCTGCAGGAATAAATTTAGATACAGGTCTATCTAACATTGCATCGTAATAAACTTTTTTAAATGTTGAACCCGATAAAGGTAAATAAAATAACATCTGATCCATATCAGTGGTGTATTCTTCCATCTCCTCCATCAGCAGGTAATTCATATAATCTTTAACACGCTCTGCTTGTTGTTCTGTTTGTGGTGTTTGTAATCCAACGACCTGTGTTCGTACAGGACCATCAGAGGGCACCAATTCTTTATACGCTTGTGCTTGGAACTGTGTTACGGATTCAGCTAATAAGGGATGCGTGACACCGGAAGCTCCTTTAAATGGTCTGGTTACTTCTTGGTATCTAGTTCCTAATAAATCTAATCCTTTAATGTATGCGTCTTCCCATTCTTTTCTAGATAATTTATCTTTTTTATATTCTTGAGTTAGTTCCTTAGCCATATCTTTTAGGACTCTCTCGTCCATGTTCTCAGCTAAGTTTGCATTAAAATCGTCTTGAGGTCTTTCTTCAATTTCTTCTTCACCCTCCACCATAACTTCTGGCGGTAATCCGTCTGGTTGTTCTACAACCGTTTCTTCAATTTTATCTTCTTCGGTAAAGGTTTCGTTATTGTTTTCTATAGCCATGTTTAATTGTACCTTATTGTTTTAAATAAATCTACAACAAGTCCTCCCTGTGACTTGTAGGTTTTTTGTGTTGATCTCATTAGTGGAGACACTTTAATCGCAAATGCATCAAAATACAACCTTGGATCATTAGGTTCCATAAATTTAAATCCTTCACGAGTTATCTTGCTTAATTCATCTGACTCAGCACTTTTGTGATATTCACTTTTAATCTTCTTACCTTTTAATGGGTGACTATCTGGATATTTAAATTCATCTACTCCAATCTGTTTATAAGGCTTATACGGATCCGATAAAGATATTTTTGTAGGTCCTGCTTTTGTATTATAAAATCTAGCAACCTTACTCATAACATCTGGTAAAACTGCTTTGCCTTTTTTACCAATACCTTTACCATTTGCATAACCGTAAAATCTTTCGTTACCTTCTTTGAAGCCTTGTCTAAAACTTAATTTATCAAACGGGGCAACGGCTACGTAATCCACATTCTCTCTCGCTGCTTTTTGTAATAAATATTTTACAGCATGGTCTCCATAAGCATCAGACTCTACCAATGGAAAGTAATCTTTAACTTTATCATCGTAGCTTTTTGAAGTGGTTAGTCTTTGTAATTTTTTATTGACATCATCTAAACTAGACTTGATCGCGTTCACCGAACCAAAGTTATTAGATTCAATTGCTTTGTTCAAATCGTCCATCATCTGGCCTCTTCTATTAATCAATAGGTTCATTTCTACTTCAGCATTAAAAGGATTTATTCTTCTCTCTCCTCCTATCTGTTGAGCCTTGGTTAAAGCTTTTGCAATACTTTGGTTTACGTCTGATTGTATTTCATTAATCATAAATACTTTTTTGCCATCAGGAGTAAATCTTGTGTCGTATCGAATGTGATAAATATTGTTAGTATCGGGTAGCACTTCTGCAAAATGTCCACCTTTATTTCTTACACTTCTGTTGGTGACAATATCTTCAGGTAAAGTAAAAATAGTTTCTCTGTAATCATTACCGCCTTGTAAAGTATAATTACTTTCACTACCATAATAAGTTTTTGATTTTCTTAATGGCATAGCTTTTTCATTGATCTCACCAATAACTTTATTTAAAAGTTTTTGATCTTCAGGATTCATATCCGAAAGACGTTTAGCTGTCTTGTTAATAGTTTCAAGAGCTGCTTTTTTATAACTCTCTCCACCTGTTAAATAATATTGAATGTCATCTAAATCTTCTTTGATCGCTATACTATCTTTGTATTTAACTTGTAAATCTCTTACAGAATTTTGAGCATTCTTAGCAACCTGTGTGTAAGCTTCCATAGCACCTTTGGGTGTACCAAGTTCTATAGCTTGTAATCTATTTACTGGATTTAATTTTAACATAGCTCCCACTTCGTTAGCATCGAGCTTTAGACCAAATTTCTTTGCTGCGTACAACAGGCCACCTGTTAGGTCTCCTGCTTCATTGAACACTGCTACGTTGGAATCGAATAATTCTTCTTTGGATACATTAACCTCTTTACCAACAAAGGGACCTGAATCATATTTAAAACGTTTCTGTTCTCTAATAGTTTTTTGTGCAGGCTGGCCAAATATTTTAAAATTTATTTTTCTTGTTGAAGTTAAATGGTCAATCCATTCATCAGCATCATACTTACCCCGACCTTTTCTCATTACCCAATCATAAGTAGATGAACCAAAAGCAGGTGCAGTATCATCACCCATTTGTAATGGTTTTGTTTTCTTTAAAACAATTGGTGGGTTTCTGATTTCTTGTATAGCTAGTTCTTGTCCGGTAGCCTGTGATGGCGTAGGTTCGTACGTTATCTGTTTTGTTTGTTGTCCGGTAGCCGGTGTTGCGGATTCTTTCTTACCTCGCAGTAATCTCCGACCAAGGCCAAGTAAATTTCTTAGGGACATTGTCCCTCCTTAATACATTTTTGTAGGTCTTGTTCTACCTAGTTTGCAGCCTCTTGCTTTGACCATTGTTCCAGATTTATAACCCATAGGCTTGTTCATCATGCCACCACCCATTTTACCTATAGCAGGTTTTGGAAGATAACCTGGAGTGCCTGCGTATCGTCTAGCTTTATCTCTTTCAGAGTCAATAAAGTTTCTTCGTCTTCTAGGTGCTGCTAAAGGTCTTTCACCTTTCATGTCATGAACCATAACTTCAGAATCTTTTCCTCTAGGAACAGCTGTTGGTTTTTTAGGGTCACCCATATCAGCGCCACCGCCTCTGTTATATTTCTTAGCCATACCACCAACCATTTTTTTAGTAGAATATGTTTCTCTTCTAGCTTCTTTTAAATCTTTCATAGTCATATTTTTTCTACCTTCAGCGTCTACGTTTGCTCTAGCATTTGTATAAACTTCTTTACTTGAGACACCGCCTACTAAATATTTTTCAGGATATATTTTTTTAGCCATAGCTTTTATTCCTGCTTCCGTTTCTCTAAATTTATTGATCATTTCACCGAAAGAATTTTTAGTTTCTTTAGGTCCAGTAAATTTTTGTTTAGAATCTTTTATTTTAAAAATTTCATCTGCACTTAGTCTTTGTCTTTTATTTTTTTCAATATCAGATGATGGAAGAGAAGCTCGACCTTGTTGTAATGGTTTTTTTGTTGCACCTAAGGGTCCTGTACCTACAGAATATTTTTTAACTGAACCACCAGCCATTTTTTTATCTTCTTTTTTCATTTTAGATTTTAAAAGTTCTTTTGCACCTAATGCAGCTCCTGCTATACCTAAAGCAATTTTTCCGTATCTAGTTGTCTTAGCTGCATTTAAAATATTTTTAGGACTTGCTAATTCCATTCTTCTTTTAATGAATTGACCTTTTTCAGTTAGTGTTCTTGTATCTCTACCACCAGTTCCCGAACCTTTGCCACCGGCAGCACTAGAAACTTTTGGAAATACTCCAATAGTTTTATTAAAATTTTTAAAAAGTTTTTCTCTTCTTTTTATAAACTCACCTCTATTAGCTTTCATCATTCCACCACCCATTTTTTTAACTTTAGCTTCATCTCTGTTCTTAGCAGATTTATAATCTTTGTATTGTTTAGCAGCAGCGTATGCAGCAGGTACCAACATAGAAACAACACCTAATGTTTTTCCGATTCTTCCAGGAATTTTCGAAGCAACTTTTTTACCTACATTTGGTTTTACACCAACAATTGTACTAGGTTGTTTTCCTTTAGCTCCATGTTCAGCTCCTGTTTCAAAAACTTTTGAATAACCTTTAAACATTTTACCTTCTCGAGCTTTCATAACTTTTCCAGGTTTAATAGATTCATCTTGAAGACCCATGCCTCTGCCTTTTGCTTTTTCTTTTTTTAGAACAGCAAAATCTTTTGCATCAATTTTATCTGGTGGTGGAGCTTTAGCAGCTATCTTTTTTTGACCTGCAGATAAACCACCTTTTTTCATTGTTTGAGGTTTTTTATTTTTCATTAATTGTTTAAATTTTTCTGGACCCATTTTCTCAAAATCTTCTTTTAAATATTCTGTGCTAACTTGATAAGTGTTACGACCTTTTTTTCTAACACCTGGTTCTAATGGTTTATCCATAAAATTCTCCTAATAATATTTATACTCTTTTTCTAATTTTATTGGCGGGTCGTCCCAATCGTCCGAGTACGTTGAAACAAATCCACCTTGTCGATATCTTAACACAGCTTGGGTCATAGAATCAACATAGTC